GAAGCGGACCAGGCGACGGTCGACACCGAGATGGCCAACTGGGATGCTGAGACGGCCCGCCTGGTGCGCTTGCAGTTCGGCATGAACGAGACGCTCGACGTTGGCGTCAACGAAGTGCAGACGCTGACCGAGGGCACGCCGATCACGGCCGGCACCTACACCCTCGGCTTCCGCGGCCAGTCGACCAGTGCCATCGCCTACAACGCCACCGCCGCCGCCATCCAGTCGGCCCTGGAGGCGCTGCCCGCCATCGGCCCCGGCAACGTCACCGTGACGGGCGGCCCGGTCGATGTCCTGGCCGTCACCGTCACCTTCATCGGCGCCCTGTCAGGCACGAACGTGCCGCAACTGACCAGCGTCCAGACGAGCCTCACCGGCACCTTCGCCCACGCCACCTCCACGCCCGGCACCGGCAGCAAGCGCGCCGTCATGATCGACATCCCCGGCCACTGGACGGCAGTCGATGTCGGCGGCGACGACGCCGGCACGCGCACCTACCAGTTCGGTCTCGGCGCAACGTATGACGCCACCCTGGCCTACATGCTGCAAATCTTGCTGTGGAATAACCGCCTCACCGCCTGGTAGGAAGGATGTCCATGACGCTCGACATGAGCCACCCGCTGTTGCTGGATGAGCCGCCCCAGAACGGACACCTGGACGCCGGCGACGTGCCGCCGCTGGTCATCCGCCAGGTGGCGCGCCGCGTGCGCTGGCTGTCGCTCAACGACGACGAGACCTATCCCGGCTTCGAGATCAAGGTCTGGCTGAACCCCTCGCACGCGCAACGGCGGCTGATGGATGTGGCCGAAGGCGACCGCGTCACCGCCTTCATCAAGCTGATCGTGCTCGAGCACAACGGCTGGGCCGATGAGGACGGCGAGGCGTTCCCACCGGCCAGCGAGCCGGCCTTCTGGGATGCCATTCCGACCGAGCTGGGCATCCGCATCGTCGGCGCCATCAACGAGGCGCTGACCCAACTCCCAAACTCGATCAGCGCGGCGAAACGCAGTTGAAGACGTTTCTCCGCGCGCGTGACAAGCGTGGCCTGCGCCTGCCGTGGGCCTACTACCGCTCGCTGCTGGCGCGCGTCTGGCATGTGCCACCGTGGGAGGTGGACGCGGCGCCGTGGGATGAGGTGGATACCGAGTTGCGCCTGCGCGCCGTCATCGGCTGGGCCGATGTGGCGCCCGAGTTGCAGCGTGGTGAGTAACCGTGGCTGACATGAACCTGGCCGTTCGCATCAGCGGCCAGGACGATGGTGCCACCGCACTCATCAAGAAGGTCGATGGCGGCCTGGGCGGGCTGGGCGGCGTCGCCAAGACGGCCGGCCTGGCCGTCGCTGGTGTGGGGCTGGCGGCGGGCGCCGCGGCGGCGGGCGGCATTGCGGCGGCGGTCAGCGCGGCGGCCGGCTTCGAAGAGCAGCTCAGCGGCATCAAGGCCGTGTCAGGCGCCACCCAGAGCGAGATGAAAGACCTGTCGGGGCTGGCGCTCAAGCTGGGCAAGGACACGTCCTTCAGCGCCAGTGAAGCCGCTGCCGGCATCGAGGAGCTCGTTAAGGGCGGGCTCAGCGTTGGCGACATCATGAACGGCGCCGCCGAGGCGACACTGAACCTGGCCGCGGCGGGTGGCGTCGACCTGGCCGACGCGGCCACCATCTCGGCCAATGCCCTGGCCCAGTTCAATCTCAAGGGCACCGACATGGGCCATGTCGCCGACCTGATCGCCGGCGCCGCCAATGCCAGCGCGCTGGACGTGGGCCAGTTCGCCCAGTCGTTGCAGGCGTCAGGCGCGGTAGCGGCGACAGTCGGGTTCAGCTTTGACGACCTGGCCCAGGGCATCGCCATCATGGGCAAGGCCGGCATCACCGGTAGCGATGCGGGCACCTCGCTCAAGACCATGATGTTGAACCTGTCACCGAGCACCGACAAGGCCGCGGCGGCGATGCAAGAGCTGGGCATCATGTCGTTCAACTCGAACGAGGCGATGAAGCGCCTGACCGAGGCCGGCATCAAGCCGGCGGCGGCGGGCAGTGACGCACTGTACATCCAGTCGGCCAAGCTGACGCTGGGACTGAGCCAGAACGCCGAGATGACGGCCAAGAACTACAAGGAATTCTCCAAGATGAGCCAGGAGGTCGGGCTGACCTCCAACGCCTTCTTCGACGCCAACGGCAAAGTCAAGAGCATGGCCGAGGTCGCGGAGATCTTGCAGAAGTCCACGGCCAACCTGACGCAAGAGCAGAAGCTCTCGACGCTCCAGACCCTGTTCGGCAGTGATGCCATCCGGGCCGCGGCCGTGCTGGCGAAGGAGGGCGCCGAGGGCTTCGGCGACATGGCCGGCGCGATGGGCAAGGTCACGGCCGCGACGGTCGGCGCCGAGAAGCTCAACAACTTCAAGGGCAGCATCCAGCAGTTGCAGGGGTCGGTCGAGACGGCCGGCATCACGCTGGGCATGGCCTTCCTGCCGGTGCTGAAGCAACTGGCCGATGGCGCCACGAACGTTGTCAACAAGATGATCCCGTTCCTCGAGGTGGCCGGGCCGAAGCTCGTGGAGATGGTCGGTCAGGGCATCGACTTCCTGAAGAAGATCGACCTGTCGGGGTTCTTCTTCCTCTGGGAGCACGCCCAGGACATCATGGGCGACTTTGCCGAGGTGGTGCAGCAGGCGCTGTCGGGTGATGTGACCGGCGCCATCGGCGGGCTACTGGACGTGGTGACCGATACGCGCGGGCGCCTGGTCGAGCTGCTCGCCGGCTGGGGGCAAGCCTTCATCGAGTGGATCCTGCCCCAGGTGCCGGCGCTGCTGGACAACCTGGCCAAGTTCAGCCAGGAGATCGCCGGCAAGATCGCCCAGTTCGCGGCCGAGTACGTGGAGCAGTTGGCGACCTGGGGCGCGGCGTTCGTGGACTGGATCGGCCCCAAGATCCCCGACCTGTTGCGCGAGCTGGGCGCCTTCTCGGCGAAGATGCTGGGCTGGCTGATCGGTGACGCCCTGCCGGCCATCATCGGCAAGTTAGGTGAGTGGGGGCTGGCCTTCATCGAGTGGATCGCCCCGCGTATCCTGCCGATGCTGGGCGAACTGGGCAAGCTGCTGGGCGAACTGACGGGCTGGATGATCACGACTGCCTTGCCCGCCATCCTCAAGAAACTGGTGGAGTGGGGCGCCGCCTTCATCGACTGGGTGGCCGACAACGTCATCCCCAAACTGCCCGGCGCCCTGGCCGCCATCCGCGACAGCATCACGAGTTGGATCGGGGGCGCCATCGAGGGCATCAAGACCGAGATGGGACGCATCGGCACGGCCATCATTGATGGCGTCAAGGCCGGCATCGCCAACGCCGCGGGGTCACTCAATGCGGCGATGCAGAATATGGCCACCGGCGCGCTCAACGCTGCCAAGCAGACGCTGGGCATCAGCAGTCCGTCAACCGTGTTTGCCGATGAGGTCGGCGAGCCGATTGTGGATGGCATCATCCTCGGCATCGAGGCCAGGGCGCCCGCCATGCTCGACACCATGAACGGTATCATGGACGATCTGAAGCAGACCAGCATCGAGGGCATCCATGCCGCGATCGACGCGATGGATGAGGTACTTCAGAACAACGCGGACTTCGACCGCATCAGACGCGCCATCGCGCAAATGAACGATGCGCTGGTGAACGGCGGCGGGCTCGGCAACGGCGCCGGTGGAGGAGGGGGCGGCGGGGGCGGTGGTGGTGGTGGCCCTGAGCCGCCCAACACCGACGGCCAGAGCGCCCCCGGTCAGTTCCAGAACGACCCGCTCTACCAGCAGATTAGCCAGAACAAGAACTGGAGCGGCAACGTGCCCGGCCGGCTGTCGATGGACTTCGGCAACGGCATTAGCTACAACGCCGAGATGGACACGACGCGCACCGGCAAGCCGCACGCGGGCAAGAGCGCCTATTACAGCGTCTGGTATCGCGTCAACTCGCTGCTGTCGGCTGGTCACTTCAGTAACGTCAAGGACGCGCTCCGCGCCGCCGTGCAGTGGGTCATCGACGGCACGACGCCCGCTGGTCGGGCGGGGCTGGGCTGGACCATTGGCGCCGGCGCAGGCGCGGGCTATTCCAGCATGACGGATGAGCAGATCTCCGCGCTCGTCGCGGCAGGCAACAACGACCCGGCGCTGTGGGATGAGGTCAAGCGACGCGCACCAGTCGGCTATGGGGGCACCCGTGCACGCGGCGGCCCGGTCTGGGCGGGCATGGCCTACACCGTGGGCGAGCGTGGGCCAGAGACGCTGGTCATGGGCGGGCGGAGCGGTCGCGTCATTCCCAACGGCGCCATCGACTACGACCGGCTGGCCGTGGCCCTCGCCCAGCAACCGATCACGGTGACGCTCAACGGCGAAGCGGTCGGCCGGTTGGTGCGCGACGAGCTCGCCCGCCTGTCACGGCGCAATAGCGGCACCGGGTTGGTTGGCGCCTAGATGGCGCAGCCAGCGGTGGTCTGCGAGATCGCGTTCACGACGGCGCCGGGCGCCGTGCCGTCCTGGACGGCCGTCACCAACTACCTGCTCGGCTTCACCATCAACCGCGGCCGCGCCCACGAGCTCGACCAGTTCCAGGCCGGCACGGCGACGGTCCGGTTGCAGAACCACGACCGCCGCTTCGAGCCGCTGTACGCATCCGGCGCCTACTATCCCAACGTCGTGCCGCTCCGGCGCCTGCGCATCCGCGCCACCTGGAACAGCATCACCTACGACCTCTTCCACGGCTACATCGAGCGCTGGCAACCGTCCTATCCAGGGCCACTGGACAGCGAGTGCGAGGTGGCCTGCGTCGACGGCTTCTACGTCCTGTCGAACGCGGCGTTGAATACCGACGTCGTCCAGCAGTTCAGTGGCGCCCGCATCGGCGCCGTGCTGGATACGATCAGTTGGCCGGCGGGCGACCGGGCCATCAGCACCGGACTGCTCCAGGTCCAGGCGCGCACGCTGGTCAATGTCAGCGCGCTGGCCCACCTCCAGGCCGTCGCCCTGGCCGAGCAGGGGTATCTGTGGATCAACCCCAGTGGCAGCGTCGTCTTCCGTTCGCGCGACAGCCGCATCCGGGCGCCGATCACGACGCATCTGACGCTGGGCGATGCCGGCGGGTCCGAGGAGTACTACCAGGACGCGGCCTGGGACTACGACAGCGCCCACCTGTACAACGACGTGCGGTTCACCCGGCACGGCGGCATCGAGCAGGTGGCGAGCGACAGCACCAGCATCACGGCCTACTACAAGCGCAGCTACGCCGTCAGCGACACCGAGAACGCCGAGGACGGCGACGCGCTGATCGCGGCCCAGGTGACGCTGGGCAAGTACAAAGACCCCCAGTACCGGGCACGGGCCATCCAGCTCAACGCCGAGGCCGAGCCGGCGACGCTCTGGCCGCATCTGCTGGGGCGCGACATCGGTGACCGCATCAGCATCACCAAGCGGCCACCGGGTGGCGGCACGGCACTGACCCAGGTCAGTTGGATCGAGGGCGTGGCGTTCACCTGGCGGGCGTTCGGCGGGGTGTGGGAGAGCATCACCTGGACGGTCAGCCCGGCCGATACGCAGACCTACTGGCAGCTCCAGGACGCCACCTATGGCGTGTTAGACAGCACTACCCGGCTGTGGGTGTAGGAGGCTAGCGCATGGCGTGGACCACGCCGCGAACGTGGGTGGCTGCGGAGATCGTCACGGCGAGCGTGATGAATGTCCACGTCCGCGACAACCTGGCCTACCTGAAGGGCATCCTGGATGGCACGGTCGCGGGCAACCTGATCGTGACCGGGAACATCACGGCCAGCGGCAGCGTGCAGGGCAACATCGGCGGCAGCTTCGTCGATCTGACCGTCTCCGACGACGCCACGATCCTCAGCGACCTGGCGGTGAGCGGGAATACGACGCTCAGCGGCCAACTGCTGCTCGGCAACCCGACGCCGTCGATTGTCTGGGTCGGTGATCTCGATACCTATATCGAGCACGCGTCCGCGAACAGAATCGGCCTCGTGACCGGCGGGGTGGCAGTCGCCGACTTCTACGCCACCGGCGTCGACCTGTGGAAGGCGCTGACGGTCCACGACAACATTGCCAGCACGGGCGTCCTGACCGTGACGCCGCCGGCTGGCGGTGGGTCGTCCTCCGGCATCGACACCAGCGGCAATCTGTACACCCAGGCCGGTGGGCTGAACGTGGTCGGCAATACGGCCCTGACCGGCACGTTGACGGTTGGTGGGCAGCCGGTCCGCAGCGCAGGCGCCCGCGTGCGGCGTACCACCACGCAGTCGCTCACCACCGCCGTCGCCGCCGCCATCGCCTTCGACGCCGAACGCTACGACACGACGGCCTTCCACGACACCGCCAGCAACACCAGCCGGTTCACCATCCCGAGCGGCATGGCCGGCAAGTATCTCATCACCGGCTGCGTCGAGTTCGCCAACAACGCGACCGGCGTGCGGGCGCTCAGCATCCGGCACAACGTCGGTGGCACCCTCCTGGCGGCGGTCAACACACCAGCCATCAGTGGCGACACGACCATCCTGACCATCGCGACCATCTACGACCTGGCCGTCGGCGACTACGTGGAGTTGTTCGCCTACCAGACCAGCGGCGGGGCGCTCACCACGCTGGCGAGCGGCAACTACAGCCCGGAGTTCACCATCATGGCGATCGGGTAGGAGGCGGCATGGACGACAGCACGATGCAGGCTGACCTGACCGCCCGCCTGGCCACCCTGGAACGGCAGCACGCTGATCAGTTGGCGCTCTTCCGCGCCGGCATGGCCATCGGCCAGACCGAGGGGCGTATCGCTGAGCTGCGCGCCATCCTGAGCGGGTTCGACCAGGCGCCGGCTGAGCCGGCAGACGCGGAGCCGCCGGCCTCCTCCTCGCGGGCGGCGTGACTCCAGCGGCGTTCCTCCAGGCGTTCGCCCAGGCGATCGCCAACGACGGCGCCCTGATCCTGCTCGTGCTGCTGATCCTGTGGCTCGGGGCACGACGCAAGTGGGTATGGTCGTGGACGCTGGAACGGCTGGAGTCGCAACTGACGGATGAGCGGGTGGCCCACATGGCCGAGATGAACCAGATGCGCGAGGAGCGCGACCAGTGGCGCCGCTTGAGCCTGATGCAGCAGGGACAGCGTGGCCCAACCACGCCGCCACCCGGCCCGATGGAAGGAGACTGACATGCAGGTTGGCATTCAGCCCGTGAGCATTGGATTCATCCTCGCCGTGGTTGCGCTGATCATCATCGTCGTGCTGCTGGTGACGGGGCAATTGCCGTTCCTGTGGCTGGGCCTGGTGCTGCTATTGCTGGCCATCAGTCGATTAGTCTAACGACGAATGGAGTATGAGATGGACGAGCGTGACGTGACCACGGCCGACGCCGAACCCGCTGAAGAACGACCACTGGTCGTGCCACCTGATGACGGTGGCGCCGCCGAGGAAGGGGCGCAGGAGAAGCTGGCTGAGCGGGACGCCAAAGAGGATGCTGCTGAGGATGAGGCGGCGGAAGAGCCGGTGGCCACACCCGACCCTGAACCGGCCACCCCGTGATCGCCGGAGTTGACCCGTTCAGGAATGTCTGCCGGGTCAGCCGTGAGGGATTCGCTGTCGCCATCGCGTCGCGCCCACACAACACGGGACTGGAGCAGGAGCGCGACCTCGGCGCCTACTGGGACGAGAGCCGCGCCTGGAGCATCGACCCGCTGTTCACACTGGCGATGGCCATCCACGAGAGCCAGTTGCTGACGGCCGGCGTGGCCGTCACGACGAAGTCGTTCGGTAACACGCGCAACCCGAGCTTCGGCGCGACGCCGGTGGGTGAAACGCCGGGACGCACCGGCACCTTCCCGGTCTTCGCGTCGTATTTGGACGGCTGCACCAGCACCGTCGCCCGGCTGGCCTCCACCGTCTGGCCGACGGTCGCTCCGTATGGTGAGCGAGATAGCATCGCCGAGGTGTTCTCACACCCATCAGGCGCGGTCTGGGCACCGGCCGGAGACCTGAACAGCCCGGCGGGCTATCTCAATTCGATGCTGCGCCTGATGAACCAGTATGCCGACCAGGCCGATGAGCCGATCAGCGGGAGGACACCTCTGGCACTGACCATTCACACGCGGCTGACGCCGGTCAACTACACCCACGGGCGCAACGGCCATACCGTGCGCGCCATCGTCGAGCACATCACCGACGGCGAGACGGCGGCCGGCGCCATCGGCTGGTTCCACAGCCCGGCCAGCCAGGTCAGCGCCCATTACGTGGTGGACAGAGATGGCGCCATCTATCAGGTGGTGGCCGAGGCCGACACCGCCTGGGCCAATGGCGTGCTGAACCAGCCGAACATGGCCAACCCGATCGTGGCTGGCTGGGTGCACGACGGCACGAACCCGAACAGCGAGACGATCTCGATCGAAGCCGTGGGCAAACCGGCGCAGGGGTGGACGACCAAGCAACTGGCCGTCGTCGATGCGCTCAACCGCGACATCGCGGCCAGGTGGAATATCCCGGTGGACGCGACGACGATCATCGGCCACAAGGATATCGACTCGGTGAACCGGGCGCGCTGCCCATCGCTGACGCCGGCGCAATGGGCGCGGATGCGGCAGGCGGCCGTGCTGACCGACGACCAAAAGATGGAAGCCTATTATCAGGCCAACGCCGCGAGGCTGGGACCGAAGAAGTACGCCGCGCAGCTCAGCCTGCATTACTACACCGGGCCGGCGCTGGTCTGCGCCTATGGCGTGGTGACGCCCGAGGGCGAGGCCATCGCCGGCTATATGGTGGATGACTGGGAAACCTACAACGCGGCGGGGATCACGAAACTCTAGTGGAGGGCTAAAGTCATCGCGTCAGGATGGACAAACAAAGGAAAAGCCAGGGTATTGGAGATCGCGCTGGCCAACGGCAGCGAGCCGACCGCCATGTATGTGGCGCTCGTCACCAGCGCGACGGCGCCGACGGCCGCCATCAACACCAAGAGCGAGCTCACCGAATTGGCGTCGGGCAACGGCTACACCACGGGTGGGATCATCCTCACCCGCAACGCGACCAACTTCCCAACCGTCGAGGACGACGGCAACACCCGCGGCTCGATCGACATCCCTGACCAAGCGTGGACGGCCAGCGGCGGGTCCATCCCGGCCTCAGGCGGCCAGGCACGCTGGGCGATCCTGACCGACGACAACGCCACGCAAGGGTCGCGGGAGGTGTGGTACTGGTGGGACTTGACCTCTGACCGCACGGTGTCAGACACACAAGTTTTGACTCTGAGTAATATGCTCATATACCTTACCTGACGGTACAGTGCGTTCGAATATCCTATCTGGTATACTGTCCCTGAAAGGGGGCAGTCATGCCTGTATCAGACGAGACGAGGCTGAAGCTATCCGAGGCGAGACGAGCATGGTGGGAACGGGCGACGCCCGAACAGCTCGCCAGGTTGAAGGAGCGGCAATCGGGTCCGCGTCCGCAGACATCAGCGGCGCTGAAGGGCAAGCCGAAGGCGCCGCGCGTGAAGACCGGACGCATGGTCCCATGCGATCAATGTGGAACGGAGTTCTACTGTCATCCATTCCGATTGGAGAGGTTCCCTCACCATTTCTGCTCTCGCGCCTGTTCCGGCAAGTTCACTGGCGCGGCGAAGAAGATCGAGAACACGGTCACCTGTATCCAGTGCGGCAAGGTATTTGATCGCACGCCTGGTCGAGCCAAATACAACGGTGGCAATCATCTTTGCTCCACTGCATGCGTTGCCCTCTGGCGGACAGGCCAGAACCACCACAACTGGAATGGCGGTCGCTGGAAATTCAAAGGTGGCTACATCATGGTGGCGGCGTCGCTCGTGCCGGACGAACTGAAGTGCATGCTGTCCGTGCAAAACAACAGCCTCTTCGAACACCGGCTCGTCATGGCCCAGCATCTTGGACGACCGCTGGAAGACTGGGAAGTCGTGCATCACAAGAACGGCATCAAGGACGACAATCGAGTCGAGAACCTGGAAGTGCATAGCGCGCACGCCCACCACGGCATCACCAACGCTGAGCGCAAAGACGTGAACGCACTACGCCGCGAGAACGCGGCATTACGAGCGGAGGTCGCCTTGCTCAAAGCTCGACTGGGTGAGGGAGACTGATGGCAACCGCCTATCTCACCCTGCCGCCGCTGGCGGCCAAGCCCGACATCGACGCGCCGCCGCAGCTCTCGGCCTACGAGAGCACGGCCGGCGAACCGAACCCCGAGTGGATGGTCTGGCTGTTCGACGGCACGACCGCCGAGTTCATCCACTACCAGTTCCGCATGCCCGGCGACTACGCCTCGGCGCCGTCGCTGACCGTGCTGTGGCAGAGCAGCGCCGTCACCAACGCCGTCGTCTGGACGGCCCGCGTCGGCGCCATCACCGCGGCCGATGCCGACACGCCGCAGGAGCACGCGGCCGGCACGGTCAACTCAGCCACGGCGACCAACAACAACACGACCGAGGCCAACCGGCTCAACACGACGACGTGGGCGCTGACCAACGCCGACAGCGTGGCGGCCGGCGACCTGGTCGATCTGATCGTGGGCCGCGACCCGGCCGCCGCCGGCGACACCTCGACGACTGATGCTGGCCTGCTGATGGCCGAGCTTAGCTACACAACCACCTAAATGGGTCTGCTGCTCAACGGCTCGACGCAGTGGGTGACGCTGGGCACTGGCGTCAACATCGCCAACACGCGGCCGATCTCGTTCGCCGTCCTGTACGACTCGACGAACCTGCGGACGGCCGGCGCCTACGGCACGCTGCTGAGCCAGGGCCGCGTCTGGTACGGCAGCGGCTCGGGCGGCTGGTCGCTGCTGGTCGAGGCGGCGGCGGCGCCCCGGTTAGAGCTGGGCCTCAACTACACGGGCGCCGGCAACGGCTCGTCGCACAGCACCTTCACGACCACGCCGAATACCGGCATCCACCTGGCGGCCGGCGTGATCTACGACAACGGCAGCAACACGCGCTTCCGGTACTTTCACTATCGCTACTCGAACGCGACCTTCCAGGGCGAGGCGGCGAGCGTGCCGAGCCTGGCGACCGACGCCAACATCGGCACCAGCAACGTCGCCGACCCGTTCCTGATCGGCGCCGGCTGGACGGGCGCGGCGACCGAGGACTGGTTCCCCGGCACCATCCTCTGGGCGGCGGTGTTCTCCCACGACCTGGGCCTGGGCGGCGGCACGACGCTGGCGGCCCTGCCGCAGATGGCGGCGCTGATCTTCCAGGGACCGTGGGCGATGGCCGACCGGATGCTCGGCTTCTGGTCCTTCCAGACCGGCTCGGCGATTGACCTGAGCCGGGCGGCGACGCGGCGCAACGGCACGCTGACCGGCTCGCCCAGCTACAGCTACGCGAAGTCGATCATCGTCACCGGCACGCCGCCGGGCGGCGTCTGGCGCATCATCCGCGGCCCGGCCGGTGGCGGCGGCGGCGTCACCGTCGACCTGACCAGTGTGCCGGCAACGGCCGCGAGCTCGGCCGTCAACCCGACGGTGGTGCAGGCCAGCCTGACGCTGAACCTGACGGCGGTCGTCGCCGCGGCGGTGAGCTCGGCGGTCAATCCTACTGTCCTCCAGGGCAGCCTGACGATCAACGCCACGGCCTCGCCAGCGACGGCAGCCGGCACGGCCATCGACCCGACCGTCACGATCAGTGGTGGCGGGCTCACGGTCAACCTGGCGAGCCTGCCGGCCACGGCCACCAGCTCGGCGGTCACGCCTACCGTCGTCCAGGCCAGCGTCACCGTCAACGTCAGCGCGGTGGTGGCGACGGCAGCTGGCACGGCCGTCACGCCCACCGTCAGCATCACCGGCGGTGGCCTGACGGTCAATGTCTCGGCATCGCCGGCGACGGCCACCTCGAGCGCCATCAGCCCGACCGTCCGCCAGGCCAGCCTGACCATCAATGTGACGGCGTCACCGGCGTCGGCGACGAGCTCGGCGGTCACGCCAACGGTCACCCTGAGTGGTGGCGGCGTGCTGGTGAATGTGAGTGCCGTGCCGGCCACCGCCAGCGGCACGGCGGTCACGCCGAGCGTGCGCCTGGGCAGCGTCACCGCCACGCCAGCGGCCGCGGTGGCCGTTGCGAGTGCCATCACCCCAACGGTGCGCCAGAGCAGCGTCACGGTCAACCTGGCGGCCCGGCCGGCACTGGCGGTGTCCAGTGCGCTGGACCCGACGGTGGTGTCGGCGTTCGCCGTGGTGCGGCCGGTGCGCTCGACCAGCGTGCTGATCACGCGGGCGGCCAGCCTGAGTGGGCTGGTGGTGGTGGCGCGCGCCGGCGTGGCCATGACATCACCCGCAAGTGACGCCGCGGCAGCCGCGTCGCCGACGAGTAGCGCAACACAGCGTGCGCCGTCATCGACGGCCACGCTCGTCTAGGGGGCACGATGGCAGCACTCACGATGACGCGCGGCGACTCGGCGACGATCACCGTCACCGTCGTCGGTGGCGACGGCGAGCCGGTGGACCTGACCGGTAAGACGCTACGGTTCACGGCCAAGGCCAGCCCGGCCGACGCCCAGGCCGAGGCGGTCATCGCCAAGAGCACCGGCGCCGGTATCACGCATCAGGCCCAGGTCGGCGCCACCAAAGGGCTGGCCGACGTGACGATCGACCCGGCCAATACGGCGGCGGTGCCGGCCTATCCCGTGGCGCTGGTGTACGACGTGCAACTGACCGACGGCGCCAACACCTACACGACCGAGTCGGGCAGCCTCACCGTGCGACCGGATGTGACGACGACCTGAGCGGTATGCTAGACTAGCACAGGCGCGACTGATCAGCAGAAGGGTTCTGCGTGGCCATGCTGATGCCGATGCCTGAGCCGCCGACACGGCGTGTCTTCATCACGGTCAGCGAGCGGCAGAAGTTCGTGCGCTATCTGCGCCTGTACTTCGCCTGGCGCGACGGTGGCCGCGGCGACCCGCCCTGGCTGCGGTCGGGCGTGGCGCGGGCCACCCGGTTCGATCTGCCGCGGGTGCGGAGCTCAGCGCCGGGCAGTCGCTCGCCGATGGCGGTTGACCCGTATGAGGATACCGACGGCTGGCTGACCTCGCTCGACCGGCTGGTGAACGCGCTCGGGCGGGATGACCCGCTGCTGGTGCTGATGCTGCGCTGGAAGTCTGCCGAGGCGCACGCGATCGAGCGCGGCATCCAGCGCCTGACCAACGCCGAGATTGCGGGGCGGCTGTGCATGACCGAACGCCAGGTCATCGAGCAGTGGGGCCAGCTCGCGGTGCGGTTCATCAACGAGCTCTGGCCGGGCAGCAGCGGCGGCTTCGCGCGCTAGACACACGAACGCCCCCAGTCCTCTTCACCGGACTGGGGGCGTTCTTTGCGATGGCTAGTCCTTTGGCAACTGCGAGACGGCCTGCTCGATCATCGCCCGACCTTCGGCCATCTCGACGTTTGCTTTGTTCATCTTGGGCACGGCGTCCGTGCTCGTCGGGCTATCGATGCCGACGAGCACGTCGTACGACGCCGCGTTGAATTTCGCGAGGCCAGCCAGATAGCTGAGATGCGCCTCGCGGAAGCGTTCTGGCGGCGTGGCCGCTTGCGCCGAGACGTAGCTGCGTTGCCATCGCAACAGCTCGAGCCGCACCGACGAACGCCAGACAGCATTGTCAAATTTCGGGGTTTCGAGGAGCGTGCCAAACTTCGTCAAACTCGTGCCCATTTCGGTCGTGTGCTTGGAGATGAACGTCCGATAGTCCGCGTCCGTCATGCCTGCGGGTGCGGTTGGCTCCGGCTTCGGGGCGGCAGTCGGCTTCGGCGCCTCGGTTGGTCGGACGGTCGGCACGGCAGTGGCCGCCACGACGGTGGCCGCTGGCGTCGCGGCCTGGTCGGTGGCCGGCTTGCCCATCTGGCCCATCAGGCCGATGGCGAACAGGACTGCCAGCGAACCGCCGACGATCTTCAAGGTACGGCCGTTCTTGGGGCGGGCTGGGGGCGGGGTCTGGGTCGCGCTCATGAACAGGGCTCCGTTCGTCGTGGTCATTCGCACCGGCACATCGCCGGCACGCACTGAACTACGCCCTACCCGTTCAGATAGTTTTATCGTCGGTACATACATCGTTGTCGTCGGTTCTGGCGTACATTCTCGTGGGACTGAGCGAGCACTGACGAAGGGAACACGATGGACCGCGACGATTATCTGACGGTGGATGAGGTGGCCGCGCGGCTGAAGGTCTCGCCGGAGATCGTGCGCGAGTGGCTGCGGAAGGGTGAACTGGGTGGCTTCCGCCTGGGCGGCGCGCGGGCCGGCTGGCGCGTCACGCCCGACGACCTGGCGGCGTTCGTCGAGCAGCGGCGGGCCGAGAGCCAGGCCGGGCGGAACGCCTGAGGTACGGTAAATATTTACCCTATCCGCTGACATCGAGGGTCACGACGGCACATCCAGCGACAGTGTAACAGCCAGGAATGCCCGCTTCTACTGGGGAAATCGCCCACGGGAGCGGGCATTCTGTTTGCCGCTTGCCGTTTGTGACCAGCACCAGCATGAGATGGCCGTTCTGCTCGGCGGGGCGGGTGATTCAGCCCGTCGCCGCCGCGGCGTTCACCGCGTTGTGTACCCTATCGTCCGGTGGCGCCAGTGATTCGGCCATCAGGTCGGCTGGAAGGTGCGACCCGCCGGGAATGGCGTAGACGTAGCGCGCCGTGGTGGCGATGCTCTTGTGGCCAGCCAGTTGCTGGACGGCGGGCAGGGGGGCGCCCGCGGCGAGGAGCAGCGAGATGGCGCCTCGACGCAACGAATGCAGTGGCGCCCGCGGCAACCCGGCCCGGTCCTGGCAGCGGTCGAGGAGCACGTTGATCGTCGCCTCCCACATCGGTGTGCCCTTCGTGGTGGTGAAGACGAGGTCGGTGACCGGCCACGGGCGACGGGCACGCGCACGCTCATTGTCCTGGCGTGCGCGGTGGTCGCGCAGCGCGGTCACCACCGCGGCCGGCAGCACCAGCGACCGGGCGCTGTCCGCTTTCGGTGGCCGCTCGACCATGCCGCGCCCCACCTCGTACTGGCGTTGGACCGTGATGGCGAGCGTGGCCCCGTCCAGGTCGACGTCGCGCCAGCGTAGGCCGAGCATCTCGCCGCGGCGGGTGCCCAGGTAGGCCGAGCAGATAATGAAGGCGCCCAGTCGCTCACCGTCCGCCGCGGCCAGCAGGCGCCGCACCTCGTCGGCTGTATACATGGTGAACGTCGTCGACGCGCTCGGCACCGGCCGCGCCAGGCGGGCCGGGTTGGTGGCCAGCAGGCCCAGGCGTTGGGCATCAGCCAGGGCGCCACCGAGGACCATCCTGGCCTTGGCCGCGGCGGCCGGCTTCGTCGCTGCCAGCCGCCGCGTGAATCGCTCCACGATGGCTGGAGAGAGGTCGGAGAGGCGCGTGTGACCCAGGGCAGGGATGACGTGTGCGAGCGCCTGCTGATAGCTTCTGACGGTGTTGGGCGCCAGGTCGGTGCGGCCGGCCAGCCAGTCGGTCAGGTAGGCGTCCAGCGGTTGGCGGGCGTCGGGCGAGAGCCGGTGGGCGTCGCGGGCATTCAGCAGCCGCCGCAGCTCCGCCTCTTGTCGCCGCCCGGTGTTGTCGTCGGCCGGGCACCAGGCATAGACGCGCTGGCCGGCCACCGTCACGTAACAGCCCAGGCGCCCGTCGCCGCGCGTGACGAGGCTGCCGGTGCCCTTGGCGCGACGGGTCACCGGCCCAGCGGTGGGCGTGGGTGCGTCGACGCGAGCACATCGATCATCACGCCCACGACCTCGAAGCCGTCCGGTGGCAGTGTCAACGTCCCGAGCTTGCTGGTGAACTCCCAGTTGCCATTCTGCTGCACCAGCTTCTTGATGTGCCGCTCATTGCCAACCTGAATCTCTACCACCTTGCCCACCGCCGCCTGCCCCTCGCGATCCATCAGCACCCAATTCCCCGTCTTGATTTCCGGCGTCAGGCAATCGCCCTCGACGAAGAGGAAGTAGAGACGACCGCCGGCGTATTCGTCGAGGTCCGCGCCACGCGGCGGGTAGGCTGCCGCCACGCCGTGCACGGGCACGCGCGTCACGCGCTCCAGCACGGGTGGCGTGCCCGCCGCCGCGGCCGCGATCTCCTCAACCGTCACGCCCAACACCTCCGCCATCCGGTGCAGATGGCTGACCTTCAGGTCGCCGCCATTCGACCAGCGCGACACGGTGCCCTGCGCCACCCCCATCAGGTCGGCGAACACGGTCTGCTTCAAGCCGCGCCGCTTCAGTTGCGCCTTGAGCCAGTCCCGAAAGGTCGTGTCCATGCCATCACTATACGCATACGCAAGTGACGCTTGACATCGTATCCGCATACTGCTAATATCAGAATGCGAATACGAATAGGCGGGAGGGAGCGTGCTACGGTACTCAGCCACGAATATTCTCGATGTCCTGGAGCGCTTGGAGCGCGACGAAGCGTGGCTGGCTCGGAAGACCGGCTACGACCTGTCCTATGTCTGGCGCATCAATCGCGGTCAGCGCCCGATCACGGCCGCCTACGTCGACCGCGTCTGCGCCGTGCTCAACTTGCCGCCGCATGTGTTGTTCGTCGTTGCCGCCGACAGCGCCCCTGCCGAGGTGGCCTAGATGGCCGCGCGCCCCATTCCCCTGCCCACTCCCCAGCAACGCGCCAGCGTCGAGAGCTGCACGCTGCTGACCATCCCCGAGGCCGGCGAGCTGCTGCGCCTGTCGCGCCACAGCGTCTACGACCTCATCCATGCCGGCACGCTGAAGAGCGTCCTCGTCAAAGGACGCTACCGAATCCGGCTCACGGACCTGCACGCGTTCGTGCGACATCTGACGTGACCCGTCACGTCGCGGCGCCAGGGTCACGGCCCAACGTGACCCGACGAACTCCGGTTCCCCCGCATCCTACCACAACAGATGTGCGATCGACACGCAACGGCGGCCGAGCCGGTGCTTTGGGCAGCACCGGCCGGGCCGTCCGTCCACATTCGCCCTGGGCAGGCAAAGGAGTACCAAGATGATAGCGGGACCGAACCAGACCGGCAAGCCAATTCAGCCACAAGGGTGGCCGATTTATTCGTTCCAGAACGCCGCCAACCAGGCTCGCCAGGAGGCCGAGGGCCAGCGGCGCCGGGCCGACCAGTTGGCCGGCCGCTGCCGCCGGTTGCGCGCCGTCGCCGCCTGGGCGCTGACCTGCACCGTCGCCGGCATGGCCGCGGCGTTCGCGTTGGGCGCCCTGTTTGGCTACGGCCTGGGCAGCGGCCTGATTGGCCTGCTCCGATGAGCGCCGCCGTCTGGACCATCCCCAGCAGCTCGCGGCCCGAGCTGACCCATCTGGTGATGCGGCTCCCAGACGGCACGCTGACCTGCACCTGTGAGGCAGCGACCTACGGGCGGATGTGCCGCCACCGCGTCGCCGTCCTGTTTGCTGAAGGAGATCCCATGAGCGTGACCCAGATCAAGCCATCCACCGACTACGCCATCGGCGCCATCGAGGCGGCGCTGGCCCAGGGCGACCTGAGCAAACTCAGCACCGAGGACCGCACCCGCTATCTCTTGCGGGTGTGTGAGAGCCTGCAACTCAATCCCTTGACCCGCCCGCTCCAGTACATCGTCCTGAGCAACAAGCTGACGCTGTACGCCACCAGGGACGCCACCGACCAGCTCCGCAAGTTGCATGGCGTATCCGTCCGCATCGTGTCCCGCGAGCGCATCGACGATCTGTATCTGGTCCAGTCCGAGGCGACCGACAAGACCGGCCGCACCGACTCCAGTCTCGGTGTCGTCAGCATCAAAGGCTTGCAGGGCGAGGCGCTGGCCAACGCGATCATGAAGACCGAGACCAAAGCCAAGCGTCGGGTCACGCTGTCGATCTGCGGCCTGGGCATGCTCGACGAAACCGAAGTCGAGAGCGTCCGCATCGTCGAGGGGCAGCAGGCGGCCAGGCAGATCGCGCCCGCCACCGATCAGCCCGCCACCCAGGCCCAGTACGACTGGTACATGAAGGCGATGTCGGCGCTGGGCTTCAACGGTGAGGACCGGCGTGACATCGCCGTTGACATCGGCCAGGACGAGCTGGAGCGCATCCCTGCCCGCGTCTTGCAGGCAATCGTCATGGCCGCCAAGCAGACGCTGCTGACCTATGGGCCGGACGGTGAGACGGGCCGGGTCGCTTGGCGCATCCAGCAGGTCGGCGACGGCGCGGAGGAGGAGAGCGCGTCCGAGTAGGGCTGGGGTTGGGCGGGCCGACCTGGCCCGCCTTTTTTGTTGCCAGGAGCGGAAGGAGCACGCCTGACATGTGGTCAAAGATCGACGGCACCATCGCCCACCATCCCAAACTGACTGCCGCTGGCCCGGTGGCCGCCTGGTACTACGTGTGCGGGCTCACCTTCGCCAGCACCTACGGCACCGACGGCCTGATCCCCGAGGCCGACGCGCCGCACCTCACGCCGCTCGACGACCCGCAGGCCGCCATCAAGCGCCTGGTCGCCGTCGGCCTCTGGCATCGGTGCAAAGGCGGCTATCAGATTCATGACTTCCTCGACTATCAACCATCAGCCGCCCGCATGAAGGCGGGGCGCGCGGCTGGCCGACGCCGGCAGGCTGAGTACCGTCGCCGTCACGCGTCACGTGACGGCAACAGTAACGGCGTTACTAACGGCGCAGTAACGCGAACAGAAGAAGAAGTAGAAGTAGAATTAAGAGTTAACCCCGCCCCCCTACCCCCCGCCCCACCACCACCCGACCCGGAGGCGCGCGAGAACACGCCTCGGGCCTTGCGTGCCATCCCGAAACCGCACGAGGTCGAGCGCGCCGAGCTCGAAGCCCACCCGCTCTACCCGCCCCTGAGTTCGCTCTTCGGTCCAGTCACGGCGCGCGATCAGGACGACTGGCGTGACGACCTGGCCGCACTGGATGAGCACGGCGCCCGGCCTGAAGATGTGCCACGCGCCGCCGCCGGCTATGCGGCCTCCTTCGGCCACGACAACGGCCGCCCGATCGCCATGACGCGTAAGGCGCTGATCACGCACTGGTATCGCAGTCTGCACGCACCGGTGACGCCGTCACGCACGCCCGTCGATGGTCGAATGCCCGTCCACGGGCAGCTCGACCCCGACAAGTACCTGACCGGCCAGTACGCGCGCTTCTTCAACCGGCCATATGACGACGATGGCGCCTTCGACGACGTGGGCGAGGCGTCGCCATGACGGCACTGCGTCACGAGGAGATCTACGGCACATCCTGGAGCGCCGGCGACGACGACGTGCTCCGCGCGGGCTATGGCCGTGTGCCGACGGCCGACCTGGCCGCCCGCGTCGGCCGCGGCATCGACGCCACCCGGCAGCGGGCGCGCGTCATCGGTCTGGCGAAACCGGTCGCGGCGCGCATCACCTGGACGGCCGAGGCGGACGACGTGCTCCGCGCGGGCTACCTGCGTTCGCCAACGGCCGACCTGGCGGCGCGGCTGGGCACAACCATCGAGGCCGTGTGGGCGCGGGCGCGCACGCTCCAGTTGGTGCAGTCGGGCAGGAATATTCCGTGGACGGCCGACGAGGACCGTCTGGTGCGCGAGCTCTACGGCACCCTGTCTCGGGCGGAGCTCTCCGCCCGCCTCGGGCGGACGCCCCATTCGGTTGGCAACCGCCTGGTCACGCTGGGCCTGACGCGAGAAGGCGCCGTGTCTCAACGCCAGGACCGCCACCAGCAGGAGATCGCCCAGCTCCGGGCCGAGAACGACCACCTGAAGCATGGCGCCCTGGACGCCGCCCACGCGCCAACCGCCGATGCTCGTCGCCTGGCCGTGCTCATGGCCTATCGCCTGCTCGTGATCGACGCGGCCACCGCGGCCGTCGTGCTCGGCGTGCCCGAGGGGCGCCTGCCGGTCGAGGTCGGTAAGGCCGCCAAATTGGGGCTGGACGTGGCCAGGATGGCGCTGGAGGAGGGGCGATGATGAACGCATGGCTTGCGGCAGAGCGCGCTTTCGTCGAGTGCTGCCAACGGCGCTTCCCCGACCTGACCGACCCGTGGCTGCATGTGTCCGACGATGGCAGGCGCCTCTGGCTCACTGACGGGAAGGACGGGCTGGTGCTGGCGGAGGCGCCGATGCCAGTGCTGGACGTGGCCCTCGCCGCCCTGGAGGACCGATGAACGCGCAGACCCACGACGCCTATCTGGCGATCATTGACGACGCCGAGGCGCGGGTGGCACGGGCCAAGGACCGCGAACACCAGAACGCGGAATTGCTGGATCGCGAACGGGCCGTCACCCAACGACTGAGTCAACAGATCGACGTGCGGGACGCTGCGGCCCGTGCCATCGTCGCCGACTGTCGTGTGCCCCGTGGCGACTACCTGGGCGATGCCTGCCGCTGGTGCGAGAACACGATCGACCGCGACGGCCACCGGCCGGGCTGTCCGGTTGGGATACTCGCCGCGACGCTGGAGGATGCATGACGCTCATGACGCTCTTCGAGCACTGCGTGACCTGGGTATCACACGGCCCGGTGAATGCGTGCGTGGAGGTCATGTGGACGACAGCCTGGACGGCACTGCCGTGGTAGACCCCGACACCCTCACCCGCCGCCTGCCCCCCGAGCGCGAGCTGCGCCAATGCGTCGTCGACACGGCCCGCCTCTTCGGCTGGCTCGTCTACTGGACCCATCGCAGCGAGCACTCCCCAGCCGGCTTCCCCGATCTGGTGCTCTTGCGGGACCGCTCTATACTCTGGGTCGAGCTGAAGCGCGACGAGCGCGACCATCTGCGCCGCGAGCAGCAGCAGTGGGCCGATCGCCTCATCGCCGCCGGCCAGGACTGGCGCCGCTGGACCTGGACCTCCTGGCACAGCGGTGAGATCGAACGCGCGTTGCAGCGCGACTGAGAGGAGGACTGGATGCCCGCCCTGGCCACGATGCCCTATAGCGCCTACCTCGACACCCCGCACTGGCAGAAGGTGCGCGCACTGGCCCTGCGGCGTGCTGCCCGCCACTGCCAGGTCTGCGGCGCCCGTGGCAAGCTGGATGTCCACCACAACACCTACGCCCGCCGCGGCCGTGAACTGCCCAGTGACGTGGTGGCGCTGTGCCGCTCCTGTCATGACCTGTATCACGCGCGACGAACGAAGCAGTCCACGACAGTCCATGACAGAGTCGAGCAGTCCACGACAGTCCAGCGCAGGACACGACAGTCCAAGACATGATAGCCTAGGCGTATTCTAGGCTGGTGTGCTGTCACTGGAGGGCGAGAACGATGCCGAAGGCATTGGCGCCGGCCGTCCGTGACCGCATCGTGGCCTTGCTGCACGAGGGCACACCACGCAATGAGATCGCCCGCCAGGTCGGGTGTAGTGCCGGTATCGTGACGAAGATCGCCCAGGACGAAGGCGTATCGTTTGACCGGTCACAGTCAAGAATTGCCGTGGCCGTCAGGTGCGATTACGACCAGACCGCCCGCCTCGCCCTCCTGAACGCTGGCTTTGACAAGGCCGGCGAACTGCTGGCCGCCATCACCACGCCGAACCACTTGCAGACCTGGAGCGTGGCCCTGGCCGTCCTGATCGACAAGCGCCGCCTGGAAGATGGGGAGGCCACTGCTCGCACCGATGTCGTCACCAGTGATGTCCGCGACCGAATCGCTCGCCGCCTCGATGAGCTCGCTGCCCGCCGCGACGCGCAGCGCGCTGCTGGCTGAGTTCTCTGACGCCGACCTGGCCGACCTGGAAGCTACCTGGCCCTTCTGGGCACGGCCCGAGCAACTGCCCCCCACCGCCCCCTGGCGAACCTGGCTTGTCATGGCCGGCCGCGGCTACGGCAAGACGCGCACCGGCGCCGAGTGGACCCGCGCCAGCGCCAGCGCCTTCCGCTACGTCAACATCATCGGCGCCACTGCCGACGATGCACGCGACATCATGGTCGAAGGCGAGAGCGGCCTGCTCGCCATCTGTCCTGACCACGAGCGCCCGACCTACCTGCCCAGCAAACGGCGCCTCGACTGGCCCAACGGCGCCACCACCCTGATCTTTACCGCCGACGAGCCCGAGCGCCTGCGCGGCAAGCAGCACGAGCGCCTGTGGGCCGATGAGGTCGCCGCCTGGCGCTACGCCGAGGCGTGGACGCAGGCCATGCTGGGCCTGCGCCTGGGCCGTGACCCGCGCGTCGTCGCCACCACCACTCCCCGTCCCACCCCGCTCATCCGCGATCTCCTCGCCGACCCGTCCACTGCCGTGACCCGCGGCAGCACCTACGACAACGCCGCCAACCTGGCGCCCGCCTTCCTCCAGACGATCATCCGTCGCTATGAGGGCACACGGCTGGGCAGGCAGGAACTGCTGGCCGAACTGCTGACCGATGTCGACGGCGCGCTCTGGACCCATACCATGCTGGATGCGCGTCGCGTCACCGCCGCCCCCGAGCTGGCCCGCGTCGTGGTGGCGATCGACCCGGCCGTCACCTCTGGCGAGGACGCCGACGAGACCGGCATCATCGTCGCTGGCAAAGGCGTGGACGGTGACGGCTACATCCTGGCCGACCTGACCTGTCGCCTGTCACCCGATGGGTGGGCCAGGCGCGCGGTCAACGCCTACGAGGCGCACACCGCTGACCGCATCGTGGCTGAGGTCAACAATGGCGGCGACCTGGTCGAAACCGTCCTCCGCACCGTCGCGCCGCGTGTCAGCTACAAGAAGGTTCATGCCAGCCGCGGCAAGCGCACCCGCGCCGAACCCATCGCCGCACTCTACGAGCAAGGCCGCGTCCATCACGTTGGCGCGCTGTCGCAGTTGGAGGACCAGATGACGGCCTTTGTGCCCGACCACTACGACGGCTCACCCGACCGCGTGGACGCGCTGGTCTGGGCGCTGACTGATCTGATGCTGACGACGAAGAAGAGCGTGCCCGTCCTGTGAACCCCATCCAACGGGCCTGGCACAGCGCGCTGGCCAGCCTCAAGAAGCTGTCCAGCATGGCCTTCCCGCAGGCCACCTACCAGTGGTGGTCGGGCGGCTACGGCCGCTCCCGCCTGGACTACCAGAGCGCGGTCGGCGATGGGCGCGGCAGCGCGATCGTCGTCGCCTGCATCCGCTGGCTCACCCGTGCCTTCCTCGAGGCGCCACTGCGCGTGCGCCGCTACGACGGCGACGATCTGGTGCCCGAGCCTCGCCACCCGCTGTTGGCCCTGGTGCGCCGCCCCAACCCCTACTACGCCGGCCGCGCCCTGTGGAAGGCCACCCTGGCCGACCGCCTGGTCACCGGCAACGCCTACTGGATCAAGGTCCGGTCGCAGGCGGGCCGTGTCGTCGAGCTCTGGTGGGCGCCGTCGTGGACGATGGAGCCGAAGTGGGACGAGGACGGGCGCACCTACATCAGCCATTACGAGTACAACGTCAGCCGCGGTGACCCCATCCGGCTGGACCCCAGCGAAGTCGTCCACTTCCGCGATCTGCTGGATCCGCACAATCCGCGCAAGGGCATCAGCCCACTGGCCACGCTCATGCGCGAGATCTTCACCGACGACGAGGCGAGCACGTTCACGGCGGCCCTGCTCACCAACCTGGGCGTGCCCGGCACCATCATCAGCGCCGGCGACAGCGACACCGAGATTACCCAGGACCAGGCCACCCAGATGAAGGCCGAGTTCGAGCACAAGTTCTCGGGTGACAACCGTGGGCGGGCGATGGTGCTGGGCGGCAACGTCAAGGTCAACACCGTCACCTTCACGCCCGAGCAGATGCAACTGACCCAACTGCGGCGCCTGCCCGAGGAGCGGGTGGCGGCGGTCCTGGGCACCCCAGCCGTGCTGGTCGGCCTCGGCGCTGGCATGGACAAGATGATTTACAACAACTACAGCGAGGCCAGGGAAGCGGCATTCGAGGAGCACCTCATCCCGCTCGGGCAAGACCTGGCCGAAGAACTGATGCTCCAGCTCGTTCCCGACTTTGAGGACGTGACGAAGGTGGAGCTGGACTTCGACACCAGCACCATCCGGGTCTTGCAAGAAGATCAGAACGCGCTGGCGACGCGGCTGGAAGTCATGTTGCGGAGTGGCCAGGTGACGCTGGCCGAGGCGCGGCAACGCTGGGCCATGCCGCCCCTGGCCGACGTGCTGGCTGAGCGTGGCTCAGCCGAGCCTGACCCCGGCGACGTGCTGCTGCTGCCGAGTAGCATCAAGCCCATGCCGATTGAGGACTTGTTGCTCCCGCCGGCGCCACCTCCCACAATCGCGCCTCTGGTGCCTGTCGTGCCACCAGAGGCCGACGAGGGCGATGCTGAGGAGGAAGTGCCACCAACCAAGCGCCGGCGCCTCACAGGCCGCAAGGCGTTCAGCCAGCCGGACCAGTGGTTCACGCGGGCGGCCGATGACGTGGCGAGCCTGACCGATGACGCGACACCGCCGCTTGAGCGCCTGTTCGCTCGCACCGGTCGCGCCGTCCTGGCCGGCCTGCCCGCCAGTCTGCCCGTCAAGGCGCTGGTCCTGGCAGGCCACAGCAACGGGCGCAAGGCCGACGAACCCGTGCCGCCCGATCTCGCCAACCTGGTGCCCGGCAGTCACGAGCGCGACCTGACGCGCACGCTGCGCGACACGCACGAAGCGGCCATAGCGAAGGCGGCTGATAGCGTGGCAGACGGCCTCGGCATCTCATTCCAGTTGCCGTTCGAGGTGACGGATGACGTGCTGGATGGCCTGGCGACCCGCATTCGCGACATCGCTGACGGAACCCGTGACGACGTGCGGCGCATCGTCCGGCACGCACTGGACCGGGGCGCGACCATCGACGATCTGCGTGATGACCTGCGCGGGCTGTTCACCGAAACCTACCGCAACCGCTCACGCACGATTGCTCGCACCGAGAGCGGCACGGCCTACAACGCGGGCACGATTGCCAGTTACCGCGAGAGCGGCATCGTCACCGGCGTGCTGGTTCATGATGGCGAAGATGACGAGCCCTGTCGCAGTGCGAATGGGTCGACGTGGACGCTGGAGCAGGCGCAGGCTGAGCCGCTCGGCCATCCGAATTGCGTCAGGGCATTCAGCCCGGTCGTGGGAGAGTAGCCATGCTCGAGACCAAGCACATTACGACCACCGCCGAGTTCAAGGCCGACGGCCCGACCGGCAGCCTGCGTGCCGTCATCAGCACCTTCGACGTGGTGGACATGGATGGCGATATCGTCGAGGCGACCGCCTTCACCGATGGCCAGGCGGTGCCGCTCGTCTGGGCGCACGACTGGTCACGCCCGATCGGCAAGGGCAGCATCCGGGTCGAGGCCAAGCGCGCCGTGTTCGACGGTCAGCTCTTCCTCGACACCGCCGATGGCCTGAACGCCTACAACACGATCAAGGGCATGGCTGAGCTCCAGGAGTATTCCTGGGGCTTCCGCATCCTCGATGCCGAACCGGTGGTGATGCGGGGCCAGGAGGCCCGGCGCATCACCAAAGCCGAGGTCTTTGAGGCCAGCCCCGTGCTGGTGGGCGCCGCTGGTCGCGGGCGCACCCGCACGCTGAGCCTGAAGGGCGAGGGGCTGGACTATGACACCCACGCGGCGCAGACGCTCGGCGCCGTGGAAGAGTTCGTCGAGCGCACGCGGTCGGGGTCCGACCTACGGGTGAAGCGGGGCAGGCCCATCAGCGAGGCGCGACGGGTGCGGATGGCGGCCGTCCGGGACGGACTGCGCGGCCATGCCGAGGAAGTGGACGCGATGCTGCTGGAAACGGCTGACCCTGAGCCACCCAAGACCTATGTGCCAGATGGCGGGTCGCCTGAGGCCAAACAGGCACCGGCACCGAATGCCGAGCTCGTCGCCATCCGCGAGGCGCATGCACGGCGCATGGCCCGCTATGGCGTGGACGAGCACGGCCTCATCCGCTAGGAGCAACCATCATGGCACAGCGTTCATCCCTGGTCGACGTTCGTGAGGAACTGGCCGAGAAGAGCCGCCAGCTCAACGACATCATGCGCGAAGCCGGTCCTGACCTGGACCTGGCGAAGATCAGCAGCGTCTCTGGCGACAACGAGTACAAGGCCGCCGAGATCAAGCGCCGCCACACCGAGTTGTCCGAGCTCGGCCAGCAGTTGGACCAGTTGCAGAACATCGCCACCATCGCCGAGTTGACCAAGATCCGCAGCGACTCGCTCAACGCACCCGTCGCCGGCCTGCCGATGCCAGGTCCAAACGGCAACGGCAGCACCTACGACCGGCGCCGGCTCGAGCCCAAGCGCCTGCGCGAGTACATCGCCGAGCAGAAGGGCTACAAGGAGTTCAAGGCCGGGCACCGGTCGACGGTCATGCTCGAACTGCCCGAGGTGGACTTCAAGACGCTCATCACGCTGACCACCGTCAACGCCCAGGCCAGTCGTCTGGCGCCCGTCGACATGGCGCTGGAAGAGCGAACGGTCGCTGACCTGATGGGCCAGGGCACGACCGACAACAACACCATCGAGTACTACGAGGAGACGACCTTCACCAACGCCGCGGCGACGGTGGCAGAAGGTGTGGCCAAGGCTGAGAGTGCGATCGCCTGGACGCTCCGCACCGAGAACGTCCGCAAGATCGCCCACTGGATCCCGGCCACCAAAGAGTCGCTCGATGACGTGTCGTTCCTCGAATCGACTATCCGCACCCGGCTCGCCTTCGGCGTGCAGCGCACCGAAGAGGCGCAACTGCTGACCGGCGATGGCAGCGGCACCAACCTGCGCGGCCTGGTCAACCGTGTCGGCATCCAGACCCAGGCCAAGGGCGCCGACCCGACGCCCGACACCATCTATCGGGCGATGCAGAAGGTGCGTGGCGCCACCGGCAGCGGCTTCGCTGAGCCGGATGCGGTGGTGCTGCACCCCAACGACTGGACCGACATCAAGTTGTTGAGGACGGCTGACGGCATCTACATCTGGGGCAACCCCAGCGACGAGGGCCCAGACCGCATCTGGGGCAAGCAAGTACGCCAGACGACCGGCATGACCGAGGGCACCGGCCTGGTCGGCGCCTTCCGCGCCCACGCCCAGGTCGTGCGTCGCGAGGGTGTCACCGTGACACTGAGTACGGAACACGCCTCGTACTTCATCGAGAACAAAGTGGCGATCTTGGCTGAGTCACGGCTGGCGCTTGCTGTCTTCCGGCCATCCGCCTTCGCCACCTGCACGGGTATTTAGCGCACAATTAGCGCACGACAACGATGGCGCGACCCCCTACGCTGGACCGCAGTAGGAGGTCGCGCGAATGGACACTCGCCGCGTTGTCATTCATCTGCCGCTTGTGGAGTGGGGCCATCTGCTCCGCATGGCAGAGGCGGACGACCGCACGCCCGAACAGCAGGCGGCTCACCTTATTCGGCGAGCCGTGGCCACCTATACCAGGAGGAACACCCATGCCCGTTATCAGCGGCGGAATGGTCATTGAAGGCGCGCTCGGCCGCGCCATCACCACCAGCGGCGCCCCGGTCGCCGGCACCAACGAAGTCCAGACCCTGACCATCGGCGGCACACCCACGGCCGGCACCTTCACGCTCAGCCTGGAGGGGCGCCCCACCGGATCCATCACCTGGAGCAACGTCAACGCCACGCTGCTGGCGGCCATCAACACCGCGTGCGACGCGGCCTTCGGCACGGCCAGCGTGGTAGCCACAGCGGGCACGCTGACGGCCGGCATCGGCACGATCCTGCTCACCTTCGGCGCGGCCTACGCGCGACGTGCGGTCAGCACGATGACGGCTAGCAGCAGCCTGACCGGCACGGCGCCAACGCTCGCCATCGCCGAAACCACCCCCGGCGTCGATGCCACCTACCGTGGCGCCGCCACCGGCTCGATGCTGACCCGCACCGACACCGGCATCCTGCACGTCAACACCAGCACGACGGCTGGCGCGCCCACCTGGACCGCCCAGGCGTAGGAGGAAGACCAGCATGGCCTATCAGGTCACCGAGCGCCTCTATGTCGATAAAGAGGGCAAGGTCTACAAAGAATCGGACATGACCGAGCGCACCGAGGCCGTGCTGCTGATGAGCGCGGGCGGTGAGCTGTCGGACGAGGACGCCAAGCAGTACGGCCTCGCCGCACCCAAGCCGAAGGCGGCTGACGATGACGACGATGAGTCAGAGGCCGAGGCCAAGGCGGTAAGCGCGCCGCCCGCCAACAAAGCCCGCAGTGCCAGCGAGACGAAGTAGCTGATGTTGACCGACCCCGGCAACGTCGAGCGGCATCTTGGCACGGAACTCTCGGCCGCGCAGCTCATGGAGGCCGATGCGCTGTGCCTGGCGGCCGACGCCTGGATCCTGGCCACCTACGGCATTTCGGATACGGCTGGCCCGGTGACGGAGCAGCACTACGACCTGGCGCCGGTCATCTTCCTGAACCGGCGCCCGATCGCGAGCGTCACCAGCGTCAGCCTGCGCTCGGGCATCACGGCCACGCCCGTGGCCCTGGTCGCCGGCACCGACTACGAGATTGCCGATCTGGCGCTGGGCGCCATCTCGCTGCCCGGCTACCGCTGGGGCTGGCCGCGCAACTACGGCTATGACCGGGCCACCGTCGTCTACACGCCCGATGCCAGCGTCAGCCCGGCCGTCGAGCTGGCGGCGACGATGCTGGTCTGCCACTGGCTCAGGCGCCAGACCGAAGGCGTCGTGCCGGGTGTGCAGAGCTACAGCGTCGGTCAGGAGTTGAGCGTCACGTACTCGGACCTGGCCACTGCCCACGGCGTGCCGGCCGAGGTGACGCGGTTGCTGGCGCCGGTGGCGCGGATCGCGTTCGCGTGATCGGCCTGATCGACACGGCGACCATTTACACCGAGGACGCCAACGGCGTGTTTACCGTCGTCGCGACCGACGGGCTGCGCTGCCGGCGGGCGCACGTCAATTCGCAACCCGCCACCAGTGGCGCCGAGCGTGCCGACCTGGCCGCCATCAGAGACTTCATCTGGGGACCGGACTACCTGATGCCCGAGCACTGCCAGATTGAGATGGACGGCATTCGCTGGAACGTGGTTGGCGGCACCTTCAAGGCCTTTCGCGGTCCATCAGGCGCGATCGTGTATCGGCAATGCGATGTGACGCGGGCAATCGATGGCTAAGCCCCTGATGACGGCCGAGGTGCTCGGCGTTGACGAGGCCGAGGCGTACCTGCGGAGCCTGGAATCGGGCGTCAAAGGCGCCGACAAGACCATCGTCCGGGTCGGCACCGCCGTCGTGTACGCCTGGGGTATTGAGTTCGGGCAGTCGCGCTCGGGCCGGCCTCGCCGGTCGGCGGGTGGCGCCAGGATGCTGACGGGCGCGCTCCAGTCGGTCAGGGCAGATATTGAACCGACGATCGCCGCCGCGCTACCCAAGGGCGAGGACGCCACCGTCAAGGCAATGATGGGTCTCGGCTATCGGGTGGAAGCCATCGCCAAGGCCGCGACCCCCGTCCGCACCGGCAACCTCCGCAGAAGTCTGCACACGGTCGCGGGACCACGGTAGATCGTGCCGCTCGACTTCAACGCCGCGATCGACCAGATCATCGTGCTGCTTGAGAGCCTGCCCGGCCTGGCCGACGAGGCGGGCGGCGTGACGCACGTCCACAAGGGCGTACCAGCCAGCCTGCCGACGCGGCTGAGCGTGTACGTGGCGCTGGCCGACATGCTGATCCGCGAGAAGGTGACGCAGCGGCAGGATGTGTCGGCCGTGTTCGCGGTCAACTTCGGCTACCGCGTCGATGCCAACTCGGCCGGCGCCGTCTCGCTCGCGGAGACCGCCCTCATCAGCGCCGTCGAGGACTTCCTGGAAGTGATGCGGCTGCCGGCCAATCGGACGCTGGGCGCGGTCGTCACCAACGCCGCGCTGACATCGCTGACGGCCAGCCGGCCAGAGTATCAGATTGTCGCCGGCCAGGAGTTTCGCGTCTTCGGTCTTCTCGTCACCGCTGGCCAGAGCCAGGGCTATTAGAAGGGCAGGCATGCATGAGCACACCCACGGTCGTCTACACCTACCAGGGCCAGGAGAACGAGTACTACACCGGCATTCCTGCCCGCGACCTGACCGAGGAGGACGTGGCCGCGCTGACCGACGAGCAGCGGGAACTGATCGAGGCGGGCACGCTGTACGAGCCGGCGGCGGTCAAGGCCACCCGCTCGCGCAGCAAGGCCAAGAACGGTGAGCCGACCGAGCCGGCTGAGCCGGAAGCAACTGATACGCCGGCTGAGCCGGCGCCTGCGGAGGGATAAGCCATGCCAGGTGGTGAACTGTGGCGTCGCCGGCTCCAGTACGGCAAAGAGACAACCTACGGCGTGGACGCTCCCGCCACGCGCATCGCCTATGTGCGCGACCCGGTCCTGACCCGCGAGCGTGAGCCGCGCGAGCATCGGTTCGCCACCGCCAGCCGCGACAACGTGCGCGCCAGGACACTGGGCGCGGTGGCAGCGGGCGGTTCGTTCGAACTGCCCATGTCGGCTGACGAGATGGTGGAACTGTGCCTGCTCGCCATCCAGGGCAACGTCACGCCGACGACCCCGGCCGGCTTCACCACCGGGCGCCAATGGCAGTTCCGACCGGGTAACACCGCGCCTGACAGCGCCACCATCGAGCTGGACGATGGCGCCAACGTCTGGCAGGAGACCGGCTGCTACATCGACGAGCTCAGCATCAGCGGCAGCGTGGGTGCAGAGAACATCGTCAGCGCCACCCTGTTCGGCAAGGAGCGCACCGCCACCACGTTGACGGGTGCCCTGACCGAGCGCACGCCGACCTTCATGGAGGGCTGGGAGACCGCGCTGTTCGTGGACGCGGCGGGCGGCACCGCCGGCACCACCCAGTACGGCGGCCTGCTGATCAACTGGGAAGTCACGATCAGCAACGGCCTGGGCCGCAAGTACACGGCTGACAACACGCTGGCCGCCAGCAAGATCACGCTGGGTGAGCTGACCGTCACGGCTAACCTGACCTTCGAGGCCGACCAGGCGACGGTCGACACC